GTCGTCGGCCTCGTCAGATGTGTATAAGATACAAGCCACACTTAAAATCTTCTTAGCATAATCTTGATTAATTACACTTTCGTCTAAATATTCTTTAATTTGTGAAGGCAATAATTTAGATTTTTTAACCTTTGGTTTTGGTGTATCTTCGAGACCAAAATCTTCTTCTAAGTTAACACCAAAATTTAAATCTGGATTATCTTCGACTAACTGAATACTCATATTTTCAACACAGTCTTGACAGATGAAAATATTTTCGTCTACGGAAGAACTAAAGGTCACTCGATTATTTTCATTATCGTTGATATCTTTACCACAGAATGAACATTTCATTATTCTTCGTCACCCCCGATAATTTCATCGACTAAACCCATATCTAATGCTTCTTTAGCATCAAGATAATTATCACGTTCACAAGCTTCGTGAATTTGCTCATAAGAAGATTTGCCGTTAGATTTTTCGGCATACATCTTTTCTAGTTTTTCACGAAGAGACGTAATTCGTTTATATGTGATTTCGATTTCAGTTTGTTGACCTTGCGCTCCACCTAATGGTTGATGGATCATTACACAAGTATTAGGTAATACACTACGTTTATCACCCATACTTAATAGAAAACTAGCCATACTAGCACACATGCCATAACCGATAGTATGAACTGGTGCTTTAACTAACTTCATTGTATCATAAATAGCGAATCCGGAAGTAATAACACCGCCAGGACTATTAATATATAATGTAATTGGTTTACGGCTATCTTTACTATTAAGATATAATAGATGGGCAACAATAGAATTTGCCAACTCGTCATTAATCTCTCCGACGATAAATAATACTCGCTCTTCGAGCATTTTATCGAAAATACCGATGCGAACACCGTCATTATCCTTAATTACGCTCACGGACTTCTTCCTTTACTTCCTTAAAATTACCACTCAAAATTAATTTAATTGCATTGACAATATTGTCAAATTTACTTTTTTTGCTGTCAATAACGATACATTTATACGTAACGTATCGTGGAGCTGGCTTCTTAGCTTCTTTAACAGTTTTAGCTGTTTCTTTTAAGATCTTACTAGTAGCTTTTTTACGTTTATTATACTTAGCAGATTCTAAACGATGTTTCGTTGCCAATTCACGATGTTCTGGCGTAATCTTTTCACGCATCGATGCTAAACGTTTATTATTAGTCTTATTATTAATAGCTTCTAAAAGCTTAATTTCAGCATCGGTAAAACATTCGCTATAACGAATAGCTTGATCAAACTTTTGTTTTCTTAATGTTCCGCCACCTTCGATAATCATTTTGTTAATCTTCTGACCAGTAAAGCCAGCATTATCGATACGTTCTCTTAGCGTAGCACCGTCGGCATTTAGAATACACCAAATTCTTGCCATATGCAATGAATTCATATTAGACCATTCTTTGGCCCAATAATGCTTCTTAGCCATTTCGATAGCACACATAGCTGAGAATGACGTAAATGTTTCGGTAGACCAATCCATATTACATAAATCGCGAATACGTAAACTTAGTTTATTACGATCGTCACGTTCTTCGAATAAAATTACAGCAGCCTGTTCGATTTTATTAGAATATGCCATTTTTCCTCCATATTAAAAATAGCCCCTATAAAAGGGGCTTTATATATTATTTATTTTTGTTTGTGTAGCATAGCAAGAATCTCTTCGCCTTCGTCGATCGTTTCTTCGCTATCTGGATTATTATTAAAATAGTCCATGATTTGACGCATGATCATAGATGGATGATCTTCGCCAAAGAATGCTTGATCGTATAAATCATCATCGTCAATTAAATAATTGAAACGATGATGTTCTTTATCGTAAGCAATTCTTTTTTCAATATTGTCGGCAGCATCACCACGTTGCGCCATACGTTCACGACATGTTTTTTCGACTACGTTTAAATAAAAACCATATACATTGTCATAGTATTCTTTAAGCTCTTTAAGACCAGCTTCATCTAATACTACAATATAATTTAAGTCTTTATTAATTTCGTCAAAATAACCTTTATCGATACCATATTTATTGCCACCATAATTAGTGACACAAATATAATCGTCGTCATTCCATTCTTCTTTCGAAACGAAATAATATTGACCTTCTGGATCGTTTAATCGACGATCACGATTAGTCGAAGTTACGATACGTTTAAAACCTTTAACTTCGAATAAACCGGCTAACGTACTTTTGCCACTGCCACTCGGGCCAGAAATCACAATAATCATAGGTGCACCTCATTTAACTTGAGTAATTACATATTCGCCATCTTTAAATTCTGTAAAGAATCGTCGATCGGCGTAACGTTGTAGTAAATAATCAGCATACGGAACAAATTTTTCTGGACGTCGTTTATTAAAATTCGCACGAATCTGATTAATTAAAATAATAGATAATTTTCTATTATTATACACCCATTCTTGTAATTTGTAAATATTATCTCGAGGATCACCAGCTAATTGGAAGAAGTCATCGATAACAATTAAATCAAAATCTTTAATTAATTCTTCAGCATCTTCCAATTTATTAGACTGAATAATATAATACTGACCTTCTGTACGTTGCATAAGACTCTGACATCCTCTCACCACTAAAGTGACGAGGTTCCTATTTACATCCAACTTAACTACAAATAACAATAAATTATTATTTATAACCAGAGGCCGAATAAATTTAATAGGCTATCCCCGCATGTCCTACGGTTCTTACATATATTATATAGAATTTAAAATTCTTAATCCTTTATTTAAGATATTAATTGCAGCATTAATGTCTCGGTCATGATGTGTGCCACAAATAGGGCAGTCATATTCACGAATATCGATATTTTTAATGTCAGGATTTTTATAACCGCAGTTAGAGCATAATTGAGATGATGGATAAAAAGTATCTATTTTAGAAATTACTTTTCCATACCATCTAGCTTTATATTCTAATTGTCTTACAAATTCTGATAATGAAACATCTTGAATAGATTTAGCTAACTTATGATTCTTCATCATATTTTTAACTTTTAATGTTTCAACGCAAATAATATCATATTCCTTGATTAATCTAATAGATAATTTATGAAGAAAATCTAATCTTTGATTTTTTATTTTTTCTTGAAATCTAGATACTTTAATTTTATATTTAAAATAATTATTGCTTTTAAAAACTTTTTTAGCAAGCTTTCGTTGCATTTTAGCTAATTTCTTTTGAGATTCTACAAAAAATCTAGGATTATTAATTTTCTCGCCAGTATTAAAAATTGCAAATTCTTTGAGGCCTAAATCGATACCTACATTTTGATTGGTTTTCTCAAACTGTTCTGGTTCGAATTCGGTTACACAAATACTAGCAAAAAATTGATTAGATTTATTTTTAGAAATAGTGATTGATAAAATTCTTCCAGATATTTCTCTATATCCTTTAATTTTTATCCAGCCTACTTTAGGAATTCTAATTTTGTTATTTTCAAATTTTAAATAACCGCTTGTTTTATAAGAATCTTTAAAAGATTTTCTTGATTTAAATTTTGGAAAACCAGCTCGTTTTTTAAAGAAATTTGAATAGGCTGCATCTAAATTTCTAAGCGTATTTTGTAATGCGCACTTATCTGGTTTTTGAAGCCATTCATTTTCTTTTTTTAATTGAGTTAATTCCTTAGAACAAGCATTAAGAGTTAAGCCTTCATTATTTTCTTCATAGAAATTTATTTTTCTATTTAGAAAATAATTATAAATATATCTAACACAACCAAATGTTTGATTTAATAATTCAATTTGTTTATTGTTAGGATATATTCTTAGCTTATAAGCTCTTTCCATTCTAAATCTTACCTTTCTTTTTGACTCTTGATATAATCTATAATTTGCTGTTCAGTATTTTCTGAAACAGTGCCAACATAATAACTTGGATTCCATAAATGACCTTTAGGAAATTGTTTTTTCAATTCAGGAATTTCTTTAGCAAGTAATCTTGCAGAAACACCTTTAAAAGCTTTTATGAAATTTGAAATACAATGTTGTGGTTTACACGCAATTAACATACGAATATGATCTAGATCTGTATTTAATTCTTGGATGATTATCTGATTATCTTCAGCAATTTTTTTTAAGATATTAATTAACTTAGATTCAACTTCTTTTGTTAATATTTTTCTACGATATTTTACACACCAAACAATATGATATTGGATTGCGTAAACATATCCGCGTCCATGTGTTACATTCATTATATTACCTCCTTTATGATAATATAAGTGTAACATATGTAAATTATTTTTTCAAGAGTTTAAAAGGATTATTTTTTATTTTTTTATAATATATGTAAAAACCTTTTTTATAAGAGGATGATTGTTCACATTAATACGTCACCATTAATGCAGCACCACTACGCGCATCCTTAGCTTTCGCTAAGGCACAGACTATATCTTAATCCTCTAGTGAGGACCTTTACCATTTCCACTACCATTATAGACTTGCAGTGTACGAGCTCACGCTCTAGTCGTTGAACCTTCCGTGAATAAATTATTCACGGCTTGGTTGCTGATTGCCCATTATAAATAACACTTAGGATTTAACCATATGCCATCTTAAGGATTTATTTCTACTTTCGTAGCCGGATACAAATAAAATTTGTACCGGCACCTTAAGCTTTAGGGGTTCCCAGCAATTAGATAAATTTCCAAGATGTAGATTATCTTGGCACTTACTTGTTACCAAATAAGTGGACTATTCATGCTGTTAACTCATGACTAAAGTCATGAGCGTGCACAGCAATTCTAATCGATTAGCAAAGCAAAATCTTTAGTCTCGGCAACTTTATCGGCTATATAACTTTTACCAGATCCGCTGTCGCCATAGATTTCGACAACCGTATTAGTCAGTGCATTATTAATTTCTTTAATAGCTTTATTTACATTCATGTTTAAAACTCCTAATATAATTAACTGGTAACACTGAACTAATATCTAAGAATAAACCAACTAATAATGGTTTTAATTTATCACTGATAATGATTGTTTCATATATAGTACTTACGTATGTATATTGATCATCTTCATGAGGTGACGGTACAAAATCTTCGATTTCTGACCATATAATTGGCATATCTGATTCCTCAGAATAGAATGTACCGAGATTTTGTTCATCGATCGACAGAATTAATCGATTTTCATTTAGACTAAAATATAATTGTTCAGAACGATCAGTACTCGTGCTATAATTAATTGCCTGTGTAATAACTTCTTTTAATTCTTGCAAACTACCAATTTGTTCTGGAAAGTTTAAGTCGACAATCATCTTGTCGACATGTTTCAGAACATTCTCTTTAATAAAAATCATGATAACTTTACTTTATCCTTTAAATACTCTTCGACTAAATCCCAAGATAAGTAAAAGTCATGATGCATATTCATCGTAACGCTAAATATATCGATACATTTGTTAAGAATCTCTTCTTTATATCCGACAGTATTAGCAATACTTTCGATTAATTGCATGACTTCATACTGATCTTCTTTAGTTAATCCTTTTTTTTTAATACGATAATTGATAATGCAAAGTCTTACGAATAATCCGCGAATATATTCTTCTGGATCTTCTAAACTCATGATTTGATTAACTGTCAAATTCATGCGAAGATACCCGGATTATCTTTAATTTGTTTATCTAAGCTATCGTAAATTTCTTTAATTTCATCGTCTGTAAGGTCATTTGTGATCTTAAGCTCAGAAATATTTGTTTCCTCAGGATTATTCTGATATCCTTTTATTATTAAAAATAAAGAGGTTCCTATCCAATAGTTGCATAGTAAACAAAAGTTCACTGCATGTCTTACACTAAGATACGATAGGCTATCTCCGTGAATCCCACGGTTCTATATATTGAAATTATATTAAAGTTAATCCTTGATTTAAAATATTAGTTGCAGCATTAATATCTCGATCATGTTGTGTATTGCATTCTGGACAAGTCCATTTACGGATATTGAGATTTTTAACTTCAGAATTTTTATATCCACAACTAGAACATATTTGGGATGATGCAAAATATGCATTAATTTGTGCAATTTTTTTATCATACCACAAACATTTATATTCTAATTGTTGACAAAATTCATACCAACTAACATCACTAATAGCTTTAGCTAACTTGTGATTTTTAATCATATTTTTAACTTGCAAAGTTTCAGTACAAATAATATCATAATTTCTGACTAAGAATATAGATATTTTGTGCAAATAATCTTTACGACAATTAGCAATATGCTCATGAAACTTAGCTAGCTTAATTCTGGCTTTTTCATAATTTTTAGAGCCATAGATTTTACGATTTAAAGATTTTTGAAGTAATCTAAGTCGTTTTTTATTATGTGCTAAAAATTTAGGATTTTCAAATTTAATTCCATCATTCAAAATACAAAAATCTTTTAATCCTAAGTCAATTCCGCAGCTCTTCTTGGTTTTCGCAAGAGCTGTGATATCGACTTCAGCTGAAATACTAGCAAAATATTTTCCGCTAGAAGTTTTAGAAATTGTAATATTATTAATCTTCTTAAGACTATTGAATTTATTTTTATCTCTAAACTTAATCCAACCAACTTTAGGAATTTGAATTTTTTTACTATTTTGATCTAATTTTATTCGATTATTAGTACGATAAGAATTTTTACCTCGTTTAGATTTAAAATTAGGATATCCTGATATTTCATCAAAAAATCTTTGATATGCAGAATCTAAATCTTTCAGACACTGTTGTAATGCTACAGCATCTGCTTCATAAAGCCAAGGTTTATGCTTCTTAAGTTCAGTAAGAATTTTACACATATGATTATATGTTAAATTGATTTTATAAAAATTATATAACTTTTGTTTTAAATTTAACATAAAATTATATACATATCTTACATGTCCAAATGTCTTTTCAATTAAAATCTTTTGTTTTTGATTAGGATAAATTCTAACTTTAAAACTTTTATTCAAGGTAAACACCTCCTTTCGTACAATATATACTATTATTATACTAAAGGTGATGTTTTATTTCAATATATAGAACAATAAAATTATTTTTAAAAAGGATATTTCGTTCAATCAAAGACGCTACTCTTTAATCAGCACCATTACGTGCATCTTTAGCTTTCACTAAAGCACAGACTATATCTTATCCATATTGTATATTTAAAATATACAACTTAGGCGACACCACTTCCACTATCAAACGCTTATAGTGTACGACCCTCACGAGGTCTAGTCGTTGAACCTTTCCTTAACAAAATATTAAGGCTTGGCTGCTGATTGTCCATTGTTTCAGCACTTAGGATTTAACCATATACCATCTCAGAAATTTATTTCTACTTTCGTAACTTATATAGTAGAACCATATAAGTATTCTGAGCTTTAGGAGTTTCCAGCAATTCAATGTCTTTGTTGGACGTGTAAGAACGTCACTAGATGCTAGTTTCCCAACATCCCTACTAGTTTTGTCAAAATATATTTATGATTTAAATTTTAAAATATGTTTTGACATCTTAATAGCATGCAACAAGTAATTTTACAAGAATTTTAAAGACAGGATAGTCGTCAAGTATTTTATGTTTAACAAACAATTTGCCCAATTCCACATTAATAGTTTGTTTCTTCATAATTTCTTCGCCAAATACGGCTCGACGACTTACTTTAATGCTATTAAAGATAGCGACAATATCTTGGATTTTATTATAATTGCGAATCAAATCTATATTTCGCATTTAGGCCCCCTAACTAAAAAAGCCCCCGCAAGGGAGCTTAATTTATTCGATAATATATTTAATCGAATCGACGCCAGGCGTCTTCATTTCTTCATAGACTTCGATATCGAGTCCATGTTCTTTCATATATTTAATACGTTTATTAAAATCTAATACGATAGATTCTAATGTCTCTTGATCAAGAATATCTTTAACAAATCGTTTATCGATAATCTTATCGATAGCGTTAAAGAAATTCTCAACTTTTTCGTCTTTTTTAAGACTGCGATCTCGATTAATAATACTAAGATTTGTATAGCTTAACAAGAACAAGCTGATAATAATCTTTAAATCTTCTTTATCGACATCGCCTTTAAATACAGTCAAAATATTATAACTAGTTAAAATATCGGTATATATTTTATGTATGTCCATTATGGTTTTTTACAGCAACAACAGCAACTGCAACTACCGTTGCCGTTACTATTATTAGTTCCTGTATTGCTACCTCCTTGACTAGGATTGATAACTCGTCCGCTATATTCATCGATATAGCCAAATTCATTCATATGTTCATTAATATATTTAATTGCCGTTTCTTTGTCGTAAATATGCTTATCATGGAAAACTAATTCTAATTCTGTCGTCGTTACACTAAGATTTTTGTTGTAACAATATAATACTAATTCTTGTAAATCTTTATATGTTAAAAATTTAGCAGGGTCTCCAGTACGCCACCGTTTCCATTTTTCAGCAAACGATGGTTCGTCAATTGTCGAAGGTATCGGTACATATCCTTTATATGTACTCGTTTTATTAGCTTTTGTTGTTTTCCATAATATAGCCATTGTTTACTCCTCTTGATTACGTGTAATTAAATATACTTTAAATCCGTTCACCATATTTGCTAAGCAAATATAAGTATTAAAGATAACAAGGAATACAATGAACACAAATAAAATAGGATTCATTAAAATCCCTTGGTCGAAGCCGGAGTAATAAAATAATCCGGTCATACTAAATAGAATACCGACGGCATTCATAATATTATTTAAAATTGCATAACCAGCAATACTAGCTAAATACAATTCGTTTTCTTCGTCGACACGTTTTACTTTACCTAGTAAATACATAACTGTATTATGATAGATTGCATTTAATACAAATAATACAATTAAATATGGTAAAGACAATACTATTAAATGAAACATTATCATATTGTTGCATTGATCAAAAGCAATCATATTAGCTAAAAAAATAACAGTAAATGCAAACGATGTCCAAAATTCACGACTTAAAAATCTCGTCCGTAGTCCGAGAGCTCTGGCATATCCAAATGCCGACAAATCTTTTAACAATTTATTCATAAGAACCGCCTATCCTTATTTATTGACAGTTACTGTGACGAGAACCAGCAATTAAAAATATTTAAAATTAAAAATATACATGTGCTGGATTAGTATCCAGTACTAACGGGAGAGTAATAATACGTAAAATGGATCGATTATATTAACTTACGACGTATACTTCGCCGTATTGACGACCGAACTGAATTGCACGATCATAATCATTCATGAAGATATCTATAACTCCATGAATGCCTGGTGCCATTCGGTCAGCAACTACGTAATTGTAGCCATTAATATTTAAAATTGTACCGAGAGCATAGTCGTTACTAGCAACTGCACCCTCATATGGCCATTCACCGTTAGCCATAACGCTACCTGTATGCGTATACGCAGTTAATTCAGTAGCATTAGCGTTAGGCATGTAAAGCATACCTAGCATTAACGTAAAAGCAAAAAATACAGTTTTTAAAATTTTCATAGGTTTGATCTCCTAACTTTCTACTCGTCTTCCTATTACTATTAAAATTAATAGTAAATCGTAGGGCGACTTGAAAATCAGCGATTTCAACCATCTCCAAGGCTAAAAAACACTAATTCAAAAATACAATCGATAGTTTTACCGATACGATCCATATGGAGGTTGAGGCACCATATTAATTTCGATTAAATTTTGTGTATCGAATAATATATATATGAAAAATAATGTTGCAATAAATGCAATAATACTCCATGTTAATTGTGTCCCAATTTCTTTTTTACGCATTTCTTCTTTAGAACAAAGAAGATCGAATATTCCAGCCACTATCAAAATAGAGGCTATACAAAGTATGAAAGTACCCATTAGCATGAGTAGCTGGATAATCGATACTACAAAGGATGCACTCATGCTGTTTCCTTTCGTTATACTAAAAAACCAGCACACTTATGTATATTTTAACAGTACTGGCAATTATATATTACTCAGTTTATGCTAAAGAAATTGAACTAGGATATTCTATGTCAAAATCTTTATCCTGCCAATTAATAATATAAGATTTACCGTCTTCACACAAGCCTTCACTAACATAGATACCGTCTTTTAATACGGCATCTGTTAGATAGACCATGTGATAGACTCTATTATTATAAACTAAACGCATTATAAATTTTATTTGTCCCTTTCGTCGGCGAATTGATAATCGTCGATAACTTCGAAATCTTCAGGAGCAAAAAGGTCGTAATCGCTCGTACTATTTTTAGGAGCGTAGAACGGGCTTAATAATTCAAACTTTTTAGCTGTACCATTATTCTTTTCTAAAATATATTTTACGAATAATGGATACCAACGATATTCAAAATCCGTATCGATATATTTTTTTCTGAAGTCATCGTAGTCTTCAAGATTAAATTTGTTGAGCAAATATTTTGCAACCGGGCCAACAGTTTCAACTTCTTTAGTTTCAAGTTCTTTAAGCTTTTTAATTTCAAGATTTGGTTTTTCCTGAATGATATCGCTTAATAACTTATATGGTTCATCACACATATCTTGAATAAAACTCATAAATAGATTATAAATTGTCGGCATCGGCATATATACACATTCATTATCTTTTTGATCGATAATTTTATTAACGATATATGAATACATTTGCTCACGAGTAATCGTTTCGCCTAAATATTTTAAAGCTTTCTTAGGATCCTTAGGATCGATCGCTTCTTTAAGTTTATCTAAATCAAATTCTTTCATTTTTTCACCTTTTAATTATCGTTCATCTGCAAATTTAAAATCATCGATTACGTCAATTTTATAAGTAAACATATCGTACATGCATCCTTCTTTTTTAGAATAAAAAGGACTTAATATCTGAATATTTTTCGCCTTTCCTTTATTTATGTTTAAGATATATTTAGTAAAATTAACAATCCATTTGTATTCGTCCTCTGTTCCTATGAACATTTTTCTAAAATCATCTAATCTTTTCAAACGAATATTTTTTAAATTATCAGGAAGTTTAGAACTAATTAATGGTTTTTTTTGGATTGCTTCTTCTAATAACTTATAAGGACTATTATATTTATCCTGAATAAAAGACATAAATAAGTTATAGATTGTAGGCATTGGAATATACACACAACTATTGTCTTTTTGATTAATGACTTTATTAACAATATACATATATACTTCATGTTTTGTCATATTATTTTCAAGATATTCTAAAGCTTTATATAGATTATTAGGATCGATATATTTTTTTAATTCGTTTAAATCAATCATATGATCACCTTTATTAATTAATTATTCAGCTTTTCTAACAGCTTTATTAGTAACATGAATTGGTAGTTTCGTATCTTTAATTATTACGATGCTACAACGATCTTCTTTTCTAATAAATACACCATCTAATTCAGTATTATTAATAGTAACGATAATCTTATCACCAAATTCATAGCTGTTATCGGTAAGTTTGCCTTCGATAAAATCTTTGATATTGTATTCAGTGTTTTCTTTTAATTCAGAACAAGCACCGTATAAATTACTTGTAATAAAGTTAGCACAATCAATAGGTCTAACTTTGCCATTTTTAATAAATACGGCACCGTACATATCATCAATAAAGAACTGATCGAAACCTTCGTTTAATAAACTTTCTAAAAACCATTTAAAGTTATCGTTAAGTTTAACTTCCATGTTAATTTCCTTTCATATCTCTAATCGTATTATAACTATATAATTTTTCTGTTAGCAATTCGATAATTTCTAATTCGACACTTGTATTAAGTTTATCTTCAACAAAGATTTTAAATACACCTTCATCAAAATCTGATTTAAACAAAAAACATTGATATTCTTTGAATTTTTCAGTCTTTTTCTTAGAATCTTCAGATACTTTAAATTTAACCAAAATATTATTACCACAAGCAATTAATTCTGTGTCGATAATATTTAATTCATTAACCACTAAAACATATACTGTACCAGCAGCTTGTTGTTTTTGCATTTGAAACAATAAATTTAATAAATCATTATAATCGTCTTCGATACAATATTTCATTTAGAGTCTTTCTTATTGGCAGTTTCTAACAACGGATCGATTTCTGCATGTAAAATTTCTTTAATTTCAGCCTCTGTATATCCACCTTCATATTGAATACGCATACGTCGTGTTTCGAATACTTGATGTACGACAAAACATACTGTCGCAAAAAATGCAACGGCGATAACACCGATAGTAACTAAAATTTCATAACTCATTTAATCACCTCCGATGAGCACTTCCTAACCGATAACCCATTTTATAGTTATCGTCAGAATAATAAATAACAGTATAATTATATAAACCGTCGTCGAATCCGCTTACAAAGCTATGATATTCGGCTAATGCTTCTTGTTGTTCTTCATAAGTACAATTATAACTTGCAATACTTCGTGCATTACAAATATTAAATAATGAAGTAAAACAAGTTATTAAAATTAATAGTCTCATTTATCAGCCGACCTTTCTAATTTTTTAAACGAATAGCCATCACAAACAGCAATCATTACTGTCGATAAAGCTTGTAAAACCAAAGCAAATTCTATCGTTATAGAATTATTAATCCAAACACCGATTCCGGATCCTATTAAACTACCCCAAAGCATCCAGCTTCGTTGAAGCACTTTAAAGTCGGTTAATTCGTCGCCAGAAATATTTTTATTTAAAACATCGCTTAACATAATAAACCAAATATTATTTAATAGGCTATTAATAATTGCTAGTCCGATAAATCGAACATTAATATATTCTATACCTAAAAATATTATAATTACATATAGTATACTATCTAAAGCTAAAAAATATAAAGCAAATTGTTTAAAGTAATGGCGATATGTTTGATTACTTAACAGACTATTTACAATGGCGGCCAATCCTGCTTCGATAAAATTAGCTAAGCTATATATATTCGGACCGACTAGACTCATAAAATAAATATGTACGACTGGTGTCGTAAATCCAAATATTAAATTAGAAATAGCTTGGCTAATAATCATTAACCATTTAATAGTATTAGACATAATTATCTATGTTGATATTCGAATACACGACCTTTATAATAACCTTCTTCATAAAAGTTTAAAAAGTCTTTATATTCACCGTTGATATAATCTTCATCTTTACTTAGATTATTTTTACCGTCATTAAATCCATTCATGTATGCACCAATCATAGCAGTTTTTAATGCATATATACCTGTATTTACAGACGGTTTATTAGGATTATCCCATGCATAAGTGTGTGATGTTATAAATAATACTAGTAATTGTAAAAATATAAATATTTTAAATTTATTATACATGGGAATCTTCCTTTCATTAAGATAAAAAAAGAGCAACCATCTTAGCTACTGATGATTGCTCTTGACGTCCGGCAACATTCCGCTGACGGCTCTCCTAAGATCAACGCTATGTCTAAGGCTTCTCATGCCTTGCATCCTACGTCTTAGGCCTAGTATATTGTACTAGGATTGATTTAATCCCTATTTTTCAATAGGGTAGTCCACTACTTCTTCCATATGGAAGTTGCGGTCTTTCAGGATGTTATATTCTCTAACGAGTTTCAATCCATTGGACACTTGACTATATTATTACATATAGCCTTCAGTGAAGTTCGCATATCTTTACGACTTAGCTTTTCTTCTAATACCGCAATTATTCGCAAGCTTAAACTTGCCACAATTTATTTAAAAGTTAGTACTTTTTAGAATTATAGATATAGTTTAATACACCGATATTACATATAGCATATTTTCTATATGTTTCTTCATTACTAGCTTTTAAACCTGGCACATAAATAATGATCTTATCTCGACGGATGTCGATACGCTGTTCGCCCATTTCGCAAGCAATATAATTGCCACGATTATATACTGTTAAGATATTAGTTTTAACTGCAGGGCCATAACGATGACCGTTATTTACACTTTTAAAAATATGGTTTACATATTCGAAAAAGCCTTTGTTTCCGTCATGAGGACGGATTTCGACTGTTTGTTTAACCTTAATAAAGTCACAGTCTTCTAAAAGTTTGTGATAATTCATGGTATACCTTCTTATTAAAAAAATATAAGCTTATATACCAATTATATTACTTCTTTTTAGGCAATGCAACGTTGTCCCAAATATTTCCGACAACTTCGTAATGAGGATTTTCGTATCTATCGCTAATAAAATCGATTACTTCATTACCTTCGACTAATACTAATTTACCAACTGGGATACCGAATACAACCTGAGCTTTATCTAACTTAATTTCGATGCCATTAATAGTAGCACTAAAGTTAACTAAATCGTCTAAAAAGATTTCTTTCTTATTACAATCTAAATAGCCAGTACTTTGACAAATTGTTTGTTCGTGTACTGGCCATACGTTTTTAATATCTTTAATACATGGTTCTTTCTTTTTAATCAAATAAAAACCAGTTTTCCAAGATCTATCTTTCAAGCAACGAGCTTTAAAGTTTCTGTTCATTAATTTTTCCTTCCCAGATGTTTCCAAGTACTTCGTACTCGACATCCGAATAATTCATATCGCATAATGCTAATATATTATCATTCATCTTAATGGCAAGGCGTCCATTTAATTCATCGAACCCTACAGTTGCCGTAGCTAATTCTAATGTAAAATCGCCATAACTTGCTTTAAAATGAATAATGTCATTAATAAATATTTCATGACCATGTTTATCTTTTAGTCCAGTCGACTGGCCTATAGTCTTTTTATCGACCGGAATATTATTAATAAGATATTCATCATCGATAACTGTAAGATATCCAGTCACAAATAGTTTCTTTTTATTAACGTCGTAATCTTTTGACATACCTTTAAATATGTATTTCATATTAATCTTTATTAGTTTCTTTAGCTTGTTTTAATGCCATAAGACGTTCGATTTCAGCATCGATATCGACTTCGTCATCTTTAACTTCTTCGACAATCTTAGTTTCTTCGACAGATTTAACATCTTCTGCTTCGTCGAAGCCTTTAGATACATTTTTAGCTTCAGAAGATACAGCTTTAACTAATGCTAATACTAACGTTACACAAATATTTAACAAACTGCCAATAATGATACCAATTTTACGACAAATTTGTGCTTGATTATTTTGTTCCATCTTCGATTACTCCTTTACACATCTCTTCTAATCTGTTAATAGCTATACGAATACGGCCTCTAAATAATTTTAAATTATATCCGCGTCCGTCATCTAAGCTATAATATACTTCGTTAATGCCCTCACGCTTACAATACGTATACATATCCTTGGCTAATGCCAACATAGCTCCATAATTATTAAATACTTGAACCATACCGTTACGTCCTAAATATTGTAATGGACTGCGTCCTAAGTATGCTCGTACAAACATAGCATGAGGTTGATCACTCATATTATATATACCAATAATTTCGGCAATTTCTTTTGCTGTCGGGTGATGAATATCACTCTCGACCTCGAGATAATACTTCATTTTTAATACCTCGCATAATAAAAATATACTAACCATAAAAGTAATAATTCTGCCTGATAAGAATTATCATCAGTAATATTTTTTCTCGTATCAAAAAGATTTGAATGTCTATAAATTTGAAATTTTTTATAATCAAAATCAATATAATCATTCATATTGTTATATATGTTAAAATTAGATATTACAAATGTATTTGCAAATATTTTATGTATTTTCCATTCACGCATAAACAATCTTATTCTAGTATTATTACAAGTACTATGATAAAAATTTTCAGGCAAGCCGTCTTTACAGATTCTTCTTATAATATTTGTATAATTTTTTTTCATAATAAAAAAAGAAGCTATCTAATAATAGCTTCTTATAAAGGACACAGAAGTGATTTCGGGGCGGAGCCCGAATGAGAACGGGGACGAAGTCCCCGAAGGATAATGTAGAACGTGACTAACGCTCAAACAAGTCCTTAAGAACGCGTGGAGAATACTGACGCTCGATATTCATCTTGTTGAACTTATTCGACATTTGATTAATCGGTGCATAAATATTTTCCATACGTGCTTTACTAGCGAAAATATCTTTAAAGATCTCAACCCGGTCTTTATATACACGACGCTTACGACTATATTCAGTCATTAATTCGTAAACTTTATTAATTTCTTCTTGCGTAGCGTCGTCGTAAAATTCAGCAAAGTGTCGCAAATCGCCTAATGCTTGATCGCATTCTTTCACCATATTATTCCAGAATTCATAATTCTGCAATATATGCTTAATAGCTTCTTTGCTTTTTTGAATAGTGCGCACTAGATCTTCTGTCGTCCATTCGTCGATCTCGATAGTCGGACAATCAGCATGTACGTGAATATCGTCCGCCGGTTCATTCGGAGTATTTTCTTCTTCGATTTCTTGCTGTACTTGTGCTACTAAATCGACCTTACATTGTGGATAGTTATTACGCTCTGGCTCCAATACTTCTGTTTTTCTAACCTCCTCCATCTCTTTAATTTTATCGAATAAATTTTTTTTATCTTTATTATTTTTTAAGTCACGTAATAAACTTTCTGGATTAAAGTTATGACGATGGCGTTTAAATAAATTACGCAAACTCGCGCTCATTGATCACCATTCCTTTTATCAATATTTTTATACGGATATTCTCCTTCTAAATTAAATACTTTTTTAAAAATAGCAGTTAATTCTTCTGCTGACATTTCATTCAGTCTTTTTAAAAATCTTTCTTTATAATCTTCAATAAGCATATTAATTACCATTTCTTCTATTAAGATTTTGATAGAAACTGGTCCAAATGTTTACTTGTTCATTAAGTCGATTAGCTGTTCGTTCTAACGATTCTCTAAGTCGTTGAGTCTGAACTTCATTAGGACCAAAATTAAGTTGTTGAGCATATATAGTCTGAACTTCTTTAAATAATTTAAAATGTCTTTTTGCGTCTAAATCTTTATCTAAGATAAAACTATAGTATCCTAACAACCATATAATCATACCCGCTTGTTTAAATTCATCGTATTTATCAACAAGTGCTATTAATGTTTTTATACTATTAAACATTTTAGATTCTTCGGTATCTTTAGACGTAAGCCTAACATTTGTTTTAGCTGCCGAAATATCAAGATTGTTAAATTCATAATATCGGCATTTCGACGTTATTAATACACTATTTTTTACAGCAGCAAATACACGTCGACTAAGCTTTTGATTCATCATAATTAAATTTTTTCTCTTCGATTATTTCGGCTTTATTATTTTCAAATATGACAATACCGTTATGTTTAATATGATTTCTGTGATCGCTAATACTATATTCGATATTAACATGATATTTGTCGCTTAACGAAACTAAATATGCTGAATTAATATCGTAATCAGTTTCGATTGTTAACATTAAAATATTATCGCAACGAATTTTTTCTTTAACGATACAATTACCTGCGAACATATCAGTACACAATAATTCATTATTAATTCTATTAATAGCACTTAATTTACCAGTAAATTTTATTCTTCCGACCATTGTTATTAATAAGTCCTTTCATTATATCTACAGGATTACATATATTATATGATATATTATACAGTATATTAAGATTTTCTTCAATGATCTTACTGCCGTTAAAGAATAATTCAAAATAATCATTTAATATATCATTTGTTCTAAAGTTATAACTTAATGATTCCTGTGGTAAATATTCGACACCAGATATTGAAGCAACGACCGGATTATTTTTCTTTAACAATTCGATATGAAGGATATGTTCGACAGCTGTTAATCTAACAGCATATTTAGATTCGCCAATTTTAAAATCATTTGACTGATAATGTTCAGTATTAATAGATATAAAAAATAGTCGAAACAACCAGCATAGTTGTTTAAAGTCCTCTTTCTTCATTTTTAATAGCTCCTTTATATTGATGATTTATCAAATAATATTCTACTGTCTTAGCTAATACGATAAGATCTTTCCATTGATTTAAATTTTTCGTTACTGTTATACTATCTAATATATCTTAAATATCAGATGTTATTAACATTGAAATCGATACTAATGGAATAGCCACATCATTATTATATACTGAAATTAATAAGTCGACAGATCTTTTACCGAATTCTTCGGTACAGATAGCTCTGATCATTAGTGTTACGTTTTTTAATTGACCGATATTAATATCTTTAATTCATAACTCAAGAATATTAGGATAATGTAAAATTTCACAAAGAACAAGATTTATTATATTTTTAAAGATATTAAATACTGCTTCAGTTTGTTTTTCGTCAACTTTAGCTGTCATTAAACAATCGATATGAAACGGATTAACCTTATTAGGTAACATGTCGATCGTGATTATACTTACGACGATAATTAATATTGGCGTTTGATACAATGCCAGTTTTCCATTATCAGTAGCATAATTCATATCACAAAATAAAAAGAATGCGACTGTTAATATTGTAATAAGAATTGTCGTAACGTTTCTTTTATCTAAGACAATTCGATATTTATCTTTTAAGAAAATCATAGGTCTATCGTCATAATAATCTCATGTAATTTTTCAAGATCAATATTGTTAATAAATTTATCTTTTGTATTATTGTAAATACCTTTAGATTTACATTCCTTAGAAGGATATGCAATAGAAAAGTCATATACTTGTTTACGATCCTTAAAGATTTGAATATCGCCACTGTCGACTTCTTTTTTACGAGAATTATCGATATAAATAATATAATCTTTATGTTCGAACGCAATACGGCCTTTAATGCCAATTAACTTATTTGTGATTTCATTTACCATTCCCATAAATATTCCTCCTTATATAATTATTTATATCTTGTGTTGCCATCATCATAACCAAAGTCATATCCTTTATTATATCCATCTTTGTATCCATCATGATAAGAACCTTTTGACTTATTAAGACCTTCTTGATAGCCTTTATTATATGATTTTTCCATTAATGAATTGACATGCCATAATAAAGCATCTTTACCTCTAGCTAAAAATACACCAATAAGATATTCTTTATTTTTATCAGTTATCATCTATATTTCTAAATCAATAAATCTTTTACGATAAGCAATGCATCAGTTTTATTAGTATCGAAATTAAAGCTGAAGCTCGTATGCTTTTCTTCTGAATTCCAATATATTTGGAATTTAACAAAGTCTTTATTTTCATTCCAATTGACAGCAACCATAACAGCATCGCCTACTCTTTTAATAGTCATGCTATATGATCCTTTTTCGCGACGATAGAATTTATGAAAATCTAACATTAAGATTTTATATAGTACTTCTAATTGAAGTTTCATCTCATCCATGTAATGATACCCCACAGTAGTAATACGACAAAACAAGACGGCAATATCATAAATAATAATTTAATATCGCCGTCTTCGTTATATACATCAAATACTTTATCGACAAATTTAGTAAGTAAAAAATGTACACCTACGCCTAATAATATACCTAAAACTATATCTAAGAATATTTTTATATATTCAAGTGTTTCAAATGACAGGGTTGACATATTTAGCCTCTTGTAATACTTTTTCAAAATCTTCGAATGAAATGTTATTTTCGACATTCCAATATAATGTTTTTATATTAGCATCATATATTGCAGTAACAAAATAATTATCTTCGTCGATTAATAGGTTTAGTCTATGATATGCATTATCGTATGTAATTTCACACGTCACATTATCTAAGTCTAAAATGTTAAATTTACCAGATGTTCGATGCGTATTAATCAACATCTCAAAATGTTGGCATAACATCCAGTCAGTAATTCTAATATATTCTTCCATAGCCACCTCTTAAAACGGTATTTTTTCTATACTTGTTAAACAGATAATATATTGATATTCAATTAAGCTACACATTGCTATTAAGAATTTATAATATATTTTTAAAGCATGTTCCCTTTCCCTTATACACATCTGACGCTGCCGCCGAA